ACCATCCACGCTTATATGTATAGATATGGAGGGACAGTGCGTGGTTTTGGGTTGAGTTTGCAACGTTTTTGGACGGTTTTGTCCCTTGGGCTTGTCTGTCGTTCTTGTAGCCTCCTGTGATATCCCTCTTGACGGGGGATATCACCATATTCATATCATATGGCAAGAGTGTCCCACTTTGGGCAATATTTTTGCTACAACCTGAAGTTCGGTGAACAGGTTTTTGGGACACAGTAGCGTTTTATATTGGAGGTTACTATGGCACAGAATGGTGGCGGGAAAGGCTGGAAGACTGACCCTGAGACAGGCGAGAAGATCATGCCTAAAAAGTGGAAGAATCTTTTAGATTGGCTTTTACAGGGACCCGATAGGGTTCCTTCGCATCAGTATGAGTGGGCCGCCGAGAATGATATTAATGAGAATTCGATTCGGCGGATTAAGCGTGATCCTAGGTTTGCTAAGGAGTGGGATCGTCGTGCTGCGGAGTTGAATATTCATCCTGAGCGTACTCAGTCTGTGATTGATTCTTTGCATAGGCAGGCTGTTGGTGGGAGTGTTCAGGCTGCGTCTTTGTATTTGCAGTATATTGAGAAGTTCACTCCGAAGCGTCGTATGGTTGTGGAGGATGAGCGGGATGTTGCTGCTTTGTCTGATGCTGAGTTGGCTGATGAGTTGGAGGCGCAGATTTTGCATTTGAGGGTGGTTCCTGACAGTGAGTAGTCGTTTGGATGCGGCGTTGCGTAAGTTGGTTGAGGCGGGGGTACCGTTGGAGGATTTGAATCCTGAGGTGTTGTCTCGGGATTATGGGGATCCTCGTTTTAGTCGTCGTCCTATGGAACCTGAGTCTGAACCTTATATGGGTCCTATTGGAGGCTACTTGGATGCTGTGATGGATAAGGTTGTGAGTGGCGCTCGGAAGGTTGATGAACATGTGCCTCGAATTCCGGGTAGTTTAAGTTCTGAGCAGGTTGTAAGAATGTTGGAACCTTTAAGAGGCCGAGATGTGGGTGCTACAGGTGAACATGAGGGTGACATTCTTCCTATGAACGCTTTGATGAAGGCGAGTTTGTTTCCTGTAATGAAATTTGGTAAACCGGGATTGAAGCATATTGCTAAGATTTTGGGTATTGGTGGTGATAAACCAGTAGATGCTATTAAACAGGCTGATCAGTTGAAATTGTTTAAAACGGGCAGAGAACCTAAACCTAAATCTAAGTCTAAGAGGGATTGGAAGAAACAGCCGCTAACTAGAGAAGAACTTATTGCAAAAAATACACGAGAAGAAGCATTAGAGAAGCAAGGTGAACTTCCGCAATCTCCTGACCATGAACGTAAAAGAAGAGGAATGTCTCAAAAACAATACGATGATTTGATTGATGCGGGATGGGATTATCAAAAGATTATGGATGAACATGAAATCTTACCAAATGCTAAAAGAAGAGAAGGGGCGGGTCCTGTGCGGAAAGTTCCAAAAAAACCTAAACCATTAACGGACGAAGAATATGATCGCATGTTTGGATTGCGGGAAGATTTTAGTAAGTTAGATGAGATGAGGGGACAAATGAGGGGATATGCTTCTGCGAAATCTGGGTTTGGGGCAAAGGCTCATCCGGGCTATGATTCATTAATCAAAAAGTTGGCTAAAAAAATAGGTTGGAGGGGACCTATTAATGAAAACACAGAGAAAGCGATTTTAGAGTTAGCATCAGACAAATACGAAGAACTGCTTATGCGAAGCGAGGCTTGGAATGTTGACACACATATAAAAAGAATGAATCCTGAAGATTTAGAGAATTTTGGCATTAAAGAAGGTGAATGGACTAGAGAAGAACATATGGAAGAGTTCTTTAAAAATTATGGAAGGGATCGTCAATACCCTTATGGATGGACTGAGGAAATTGAGTGGCCCGGTGGATTTGTTGGTTCAGCAGACGATCTAATGTATGTACCACCAGAGACTTATCAGATAGATGACTTTGATATTGGAGATCTGATGGAGAATGATATAAGGGCTTTATTTGAACCTGAATTAGGTTATATGCCGCAGATAAATCTTGATGACTGGTACAAACTAAAAGAAGATCCATTCTAAATATGAAAGGTGTTGACTATGAAGATGAAACGACTTTTGGGGAACGCCCTGAATTTGTATATGATGGGGCCTTTTCATCTGAAGAATACGATATCTGGTCTGACGAAGAAGAACTCGTATGCGGATTGGAAAACCCTGAGACTTGTGAATCATGCGAATGAAACCGCCTACCGTGAAGGACTGGATAATATTAACGTTGATGGGAATAGTTGGCGCTTCTACAGTGTATCTGGTGGGGGCGTTGTCCCGGATCGTACAATCGTTGTTCCGGTAAATAATGAAAACGTGGATTGATCAAGATCTTTGTACAGGGGATGGTTTATGTGAAGAAATATGTCCTTCCATTTTTTATGGACATCAGGATGGGCTTTTTTATGTTAAAGAAGCAGGTTCCGAAACGCCTAAAGAACCTACACATAAGATGACTGATTCTGTTCAAGTACCTGACGACTTAGTAGAAGCCGTTATTGAGGCTGCTGAAGAATGCCCCGGAGAGTGCATTTTTGTGGAGGTAGATTGAACAAGACACTTAAATTAATAACAGCCATAACAGGTTTGTTGGTGGCGATTGGCACGTTAGTAGGTGCTATTACTGTTACACTAGGAAAAGGTGATGATGGTAAAAGTTATTCGTATACTACAGTAATATTGGATTCTGAAGAAGCATACGATAATTTTTTGAGAAACCACCCCGGATAATGCCAACTTTAACAGAATTACAAAAAGAAGCCGAATGGCGACGGTGCATAACCGATGAGAAACATTTTTTAGAAAACTATTGGCATATAGCGCACCCTGCGCATGGACGCATATTATTCAAGTTGCGTGACGCACAGTCACAGGCGTTAGACAATTGGACTAACCAAAGGTACAGTCTGACTCTTAAAGCACGACAAATAGGCTGGACTACTCTTGTAGCCGCCCACCAGTTTTGGTTAGCGTTCTTTCATCCAGATCAGAATATTATTGATTTGTCACGCACGGAGCGTGAATCGGTTTTGTTGTTGAGAAAATCCAAGTATGGTTTTCAACATTTACCGGAATGGATGTTAGAAAGGGGGCCTGTATCTCTTGTTGAACATCAGCAAAAAATGGGCTTTGACAATGGTAGTTTGGTTACATCGATGCCTTCAGCATCCGATCCTGCTAGAGGTGAGTCGGCTACGCTGGTTGTGGTTGACGAATGGGCGTTCCTTCCAAATCCTGAGGAAGCGTGGGCTTCTATAGAACCTGTCGCCGATGTTGGTGGCAGCATTATAGGTTTGTCTACTGCTAATGGTTCTGGTAACTTTTTTCACGAATTGTGGGTTGGTTCTGAGACTGGTACTAACAAGTTTAAACCAATGTTTTTTCCTTGGTCTGCTACAGAAGACCGAGATCAGTCATGGTACGAGTCGAAGCAGGAATCTATGTTGCCGTGGCAGTTGGCTCAAGAGTATCCATCTACTCCTGAAGAAGCGTTTATTAAGTCTGGTAACCCTGTGTTTGATTTGCATGCTTTGGAAGAAATGAGCAATCATATTGAGGAGGGGCAGATGGGTTATTTAGACGAGCCGTATAAGAGAGTTCCGAGGTTTAGGAAAGATGCTTACAGTTTGGCGTGAGCCTCAAGGACATGTTCCTTATTGTATAGGTGTTGACACTGCGGAGGGTTTAGTTCATGGCGACTATTCTTGTGCTCAAGTTTTGGAGGTGCGTACTGGTGAACAGGTTGCTGTGTGGCATGGACATATTCCACCTGACGATTTCGCTAACGATATTTATTTGTTGTCTTTATGGTATAACGATGCTTTAACTTGTGTCGAGTCTAACAATCATGGTTTGACTACGATCACACAGTTGCGTCATTTGGGCGCTCCTAATCTTTTTCGTAAAAGAAGTTTGAATCAAGTAACTTCTAAGATTTCTCAAGAGTTTGGTTGGAAAACCACTAGAACTACTAAACCGTTATTGATTGATGATTTGGGTATGGCTTTACGCAATGAGGAACTTGTTTTGCATGATAGGTTTACTATCGCAGAATTAAGAACTTATGTGCGTAATGACCGTGGTAGCATGTCTGGTAGCCCGCATGATGACCGTGTTATGGCTCTTGCGTTGGCTAATGAGATGCGTCAGTATGCGTTTATGCCAGAATTCACTACGAAACAGGACGATTATTGGACTGTAGATTGGTTTAGGCGGTTAATTCCGTCTGAAAAAGAAGAAGGACCGATGAGAATTGGTCAAAATACGGTACGTGGGACACGTTAGGCGTATTTTATAGAGACTTATGAGAACCTAGGAGGTTCAAATGGCAAGAAATGTTGCACACACGAGTGCATCACAAACAGTTGATGGCCCAAGCGGTCAGAACAACAGAATGGAACGTGGTAGTTCCGCAGTTGCTAATCCTTTATGGGATGCTGCGATACCTAATGCTCCTACCCAACGTTTTGATAGCCCTAAGTATGCTAATCAGACAGGTGGATACGGCGAGAATTCTGTTCGTGAAACACCATTCAATCAGCATGGACCTACTGGCAATGTAGAGCCTTCGCAACCGCAACCAGATTTGGCTGGTCACACTTACACTCCGCATACAAAACGCCCATAGTTCAGTGGCGGTTTTACCCCAAACCGCTTCCTTTCAAGAGTTTGCTGAATATGTTGAGGTTCATAAAGGACCGAAAACAGATAAGGAACTTGAAGAGTTATGGGAGTGGAGACAAAAGTTATTGGGTTTACGGGTTATTACGGGAGCGGTTGCACGTTCTCGTTTACCTGTTGAAGAACAGCATTTAACTTTACGTGAGCGTGAAAATAAACTTATCGCTGAAGCAAAAGCACAAGGTAGAAACATAGAGAAGGTCTGATGGCGCGCAAATCCCGTGCGGAACAATTTAATATTCTTTCCCAAAAACTGAGAGATTCTGCTCGTTGGCGGGAAGACATGGGTTATGACAACCTGTGGATACGCATGGTTGATTTGTACCGTGGTAAACATTGGCCTAACACTACGATCAATAACAATGATTTAGTTGCAGTTAATCTTGCCTTTAGCACTGTTAACGTTATTGCACCTAGTGTTTCTGTTAACTACCCTAAAATAGTTGTTTCCCCTAATGAACCTGAAGATCAGGACAGGGCAGCGTTTGTTGAAGCGATAACTAACTATGCGTGGAGACATCACGATTTCCGTAAACCTTTCCAAAGGTCTGTTAGAGATTTTCTAATTTTTGGTCACGGATGGTTAAAGGTTGGTTGGAAGTTTGTTGAGCAGGAAAGAATGCTTACTGACGAAGAACGTGGTGTCATGTTCGATGAGGCTGTTGCTGAAGCAAATATTTTAGCGACAGAAAATCCTGCGTTGGCAACAGAGTTGCCTGACGATGAACAGATTGCTGCTGGTATTCCTGATAGTTCAATGGAGATTGTAGAAGATCAACCATTTATTGAAAGGGTTTCTCCTTTCGATATGTATATTGACCCTGAGGCTACATGTTTAGATGATGCGCAGTGGATTTGTCAAAAAGTTATTCGCCCTGTTGAAGAGGCTAAAAAAGATAAACGTTATAAGGCTAGTGTTCGTAAAAGGTTGACTCCTGATTCTAGAGTTTCTCCTACTCTTTCTTATACTGACAGGACTGTTCAGGAAGAGTATTTGACTGAAGTGGATCGAGTAGCGATCTACGAATTTTATGATATTGAAGAGAACACTATGGCTGTGTTTACTTTAGAAAGCGACGAGTTTTTAGTTGACCCTATGCCGATGCCTTACGCTTATGGTCAGCCTTTTGTGATGTTGCGTAATTATGATGTTCCTGACTATTTTTATCCAATGGGTGATTTGGAATCAATTGAGTCTTTGCAATTAGAGTTAGATATGACTCGTACACAACTTGTTAATGCTCGTAAACGTTATGCGAGAAAGTATTTGTATCACGAGCGTTCTTTTGGTCCTGAAGGGCGTGAAGCGTTAGAGTCGGATGAGGATGGTCGTCTTGTTCCTGTTGTGGATGAAAACAAGCCTTTAAGTGAGGTTGTTATTCCGATGCCTCAAACACCTTTGTCTCCTGAGGTTTATAATATGTCTGCGATTATTGAGCAGGACATTAATACTGTTTCTGGTGTTTCTGAGTATGCTCGTGGTCAGATGCCTGAGATTAGGCGTACTGCTACTGAAGCGTCTATTATTGCTGATGCTGGTAATGCGAGGGTTTCTGAGAAGTTGGCGATTGTTGAACTTGGTATCAGCGAATGCGCTCGTCGTGTTATTCAGGTTATGCAACAGTTTATGACTGGTGAGCAGATTGTGCGTGTGAGCGCACGGGCTGGTGCAGATTTGTTTGTTCCTTACACTAGGGATGACATTGTAGGCGAGTATGATTTTAGTGTTGAGGCTGGGTCTACACAGCCAATAAATGACACTGTGCGTAAGCAACAGGCGGTTGCTTTGATGAATGCGATGGCTCCGATGATCGGTACGATTATTGATCCGGCGGCTATAGCACGTTATGTGCTGCAAAATGCGTTCGACATTAAAGACCCTGACAAGTATTTGATGCAGCAGACACCCGGAGTTCCAGAAGCCGAAGGCGCTGTACCCGGATCTGCTCCTCAGATGGGTGGCATGGGTGGTGGAATGCAAGCAGGTATGGGGCAAATACCGCCCCAGTTGGTGAATCAACTCCGTGGACAAATGGACATGGGGTTACCTGATTTATCATAAAAGCGGGACAAACCGCTAGTTATTAATAGGAGCAACCCTTAGGACTCCAAAGGAGAAATAAATATGAGTGAGGATGCAGCGGAATCCACTGAAGTGGACAATCCAGAGTCTTCAGTTGAGGTTTTAGAGGAACCTTCTGGTGAAATGTACGCCGTTAAGGTGGATGGAGTAGACCAAGAGGTCAGTCTTGAAGAACTTCGGGACGGATACCAAAGACAGTCGGATTACACCCGTAAGACGCAGGAATTGGCTTCCGAACGTAGACGGTTACAGCAAGCAGAAGCGATAGTGCAATCTTTGGAGTCAGATCCAGATGGCACAATCAAGGCTCTTGGTGAGGCTTTCGGAGTTACACCTGAGCAGGCTCAACAGGAATATGACAGTTGGGAAAGCGAAGATACCTCTGATAAGAAGATCAAGGAACTTGAAGCGCGGATTGATGGTTATGATCGTTTGCATAAAAAACAAGCATTAACGCAGCAAGTTGACACTTTGAAAACCAAGTATGGGGATTTTGACGAATCTGAACTTTTTCAGCATGCATTAAAAAATAAAATCGGAAACTTAGAAGCCGCATTAACACATTTACGTTATGGTGAAGTTGCTGATAAAGCAAACAAATTGGAAAAAGAACAGGAACGTACAGAAGCAAAGAGGGACGCATCAGTTGTAGAACCTACGGGTTCTAAACAGGCGGGTTCTTCGACCTCTACTATTGAAAAGCCGTCTTCAATCCATGAGGCATTTGAAATTGCCAAAAGGGAACTCGCTGCTAAATAAATTATAGATATTAGTGAGGTAGAGAAAAATGGCAGCAGGTAACGCTGACTTTAACGAGATTCTTTCCACCACTCTGAAAAACTATATCCCTAAACTGACTGATAACATTTTCACGGCTAGACCACTGTTCTACGCTTTGACAAATGGTCAGACAATTAGGCGTGTTTCAGGTGGTGCAAATATTGTCGTTCCAATTATATATGGTAAAAACTCTACTGCTGGTTCTTACGCTGGTACGGATCCTATTTCCACAACTGCTCAAACAGGCATTAGTGCTGCTGAGTATTCGTGGAGACAGTATGCTGCCACAGTAACAATCAACGGTATTGAAGAAGCCAAAAACAATGGTGAAGCACAAATCATTGACCTTCTTGAGGGAAAGATTTTCCAAACTCAGGAAACTATTATTGAGAACATGAACACCATGTTCTTCGGTAACAGCACAGGCAATGGTGGTAAAGACTGGATGGGTCTATCGGCTCTAGTCGGTCTTGGTAATGATGATGGTTCAGCCGCTCTTGCGGGTATTGATGCCACTGACGCTGACAACTCGTGGTGGAGATCACAAGTTCAAAACGTGGGTGGAGCATTAACTCTTGCAAAGATGGCTACATCATACAATGATGCTTCTGTTGGTAATGACCAGCCAACAATTATAATCACAGGACAAAAACAGTATGAAACATACGAAGGTCTTCTTGAGGGACAGATTAGGTACACTGACACCGACATGGCTGATGGTGGATTCCAGAATCTTCTTTTCAAGGGTTGTCCTATAACATTTGATGGTACTCTTGCTGGTGAAGGCAAAATGTATATGCTTAACACCAAGTACCTTCAGTTAGTGGCCCACAGCGACGTATGGTTTAAACCAACCCCGTTCGTGCGCCCAACCGACACAGATGCGGTTTACTCTCAGATTCTTTGCTACGGCAACTTAACTACGAGTAACCGCGCCCGTCAAGCATACTTGTATGGTATCACACCTGCATAGTTTGATGGCATAGGGGTAGTTTTTACAGGAGTTTATTATGAGTAAATATGAACAGCATGCGTATAAGAAAACCGCTAGACCGGCAGGGAAACCTTCGGCTGGCAGGAATTTCCGGGATGCGTCACCACGGCCTGAGGCTGTTGGAACATCACGCAGAATTCATCGAGTAGCAGATACGTCTATTCCTCAGAATGCTCCTGTGAAAACACCTACTAAAAAGGTAAGTAGATTTAAAACCAAGTAGGGGTTTGTTTTGCAACTAAGCAGTTTGCGTGACTATTGCAGGGCAGTAGTTGACATTGATACAACAGATATTACAGATGCTACTCTGAACGAATTTATTCGTGAAGGGTATGATCTGATTGTCTACTCAGAGAAACGTTGGCCGTTTTATGAAGTGGCTTTATCGTTTGATACTGTTAATGGTCAAAAAGATTACACCATGGCAGAAATTTCCACTGATATGAGTATCACACATGATGGTGTTGCTTTTACTGGTGGTTCTGCACCAACCAATCTGAGTCTAAGAGAAATCGCTGCAATAAAAACAGATAGCCACATTTTAGAATATATCGGTTACGAAGTCGGGGACATCATTTATCCTTTGAATCGTACTCCGGGTGGCACACCTTACTATTTCTCAATGTGGAATCAAGGTGGTAGCGCTTCGGCTGCTGTGAGTGGTCAATCGGTGAGGTTGTACCCCACACCTACAGGTGTTGAAACTTTGTATGTTAGGGCTTATCGTAACGCTGTTGATTTCGGTGGTCAAACACCGATATATCGTAATACAATAGCGGATGCTAACACTCCTGATTTACCTGAGGCTTTTGATCCTGTTCTTTCTTTGTATGTGATTTATAGATGTTATCAACAGCAGGAAGATGCTGGTATGGGGCAACAGTATTACGCCCAGTTTATCAGCGAGTTGGAGAATCTTCGTGCTAGGTTTGAGGACACTCCTGCTCCACAACCAGTGTTATTAAATTCGGTTAATGCTAGCAGGTGGCGTTCAAATTCTATTCTTCCCAATCGTTTGCGTTACTCTTGGGAATGGTAAATGGCTTTACAAGTATCTTTACCTCCTCCTCCAACCACTGATTCATACCGTTACGATGAGAAATCTAATTTTACTGGCGGGTTAAACTTTAGGGCTGATCAGTTTAATCTTGGTGAGACTGAATCTCCTGAGTTGTTGAATGTTTCTGTTGACCCTAGGGGTGGTATTCGTCGCAGGGATGGTATTAAGCGTATTAATCCTAAGGCGGTTAATCATTCTAGTCTTTATCCTGATGGTATTATCACGGGTTTGAATGTTCATTATAAATTTAGTGAGAATCAGGTTTTGGCAAGTGTTTATGACAGTGTAAAGAATACAACAGTGATGATGTATAACACTGGTGCTGATGGTGATTTTGATGGCACTATTCAAAATAGTGGTGCGGATGTGGAATTTACTGGTGATCGTTCTCCGCAGGGTGTGACTTTTAATAATTACACTTATTACACTAATGGGTCTGGTACTACAACTCCGTACAATTACAGTTGTGTACGTTGGGATGGAACCACTGGTCTTATGGGTGGGTGGAACCCTTTGGGTGGTGATGGTATTTTTCCTCTTGCTAGATATGTCGCTACATGGAATGAAATGGTGTGGGCAGCACATTTAACAGAAGTCACTCAAGATGATAATCCTAATCGGGTTCGTTTTTCTAAAACTAATGATGGTGATAACTGGACAGCAAGTGATTATATAGACATTGATTTGGGTGAAGATGGAGATTTCATAACGGGAATTATTTCCGATCAAGACCGTCTTTTAGTGTTTAAACAGAACGCTGTTTATGCTATTTATGGTTTTGATAGAGACACTTTTGAAGTGCGTAATCTTACGAGAGCGGTGGGTAACCGTGATGGTTGTAAACCTATAGCGGGTAGACAGGGGATCTTTTTCTGGTATGCAGAAAAGGGAGTGTATTTGTTACAAAACCCTGAGAATGAACCTGTGTATGTGTTTGAACGTATATATCCTGCTATGACTTATGATCTTGGTAACCCTGCTTTAAGTTTAGATAATGCTCCTTCTTTGATGTGGTATGATGAGAAACTGTGGGTTTCAGTTGACTATCAGTCGGCTGAAAACATTTCTGAATCTCAACAAACAAACCGTAGAAACGTGTTTATGTGGGATCCTAGTTTAGGTAACACGGGCGCTTGGGTGCGTTATGACATTAATGCTCGTGCATTGTTATCGTATCGTCCTAGTGGGGAAGATCATTCTCCTATAGCGGTTGTATCTGAGATAGAAGCAGGTGCCGCTTATAAGCCTATAAGGATAGCGAAAATAGAGCAGAATGTGGACACTGACGATTATGGTGCTTCTGCTGTTAATGTTATTAATGCTTATTATCAGACCAGTTGGTTTGAAGGTAACCGTCCTACATTTTTGAAAAGATGGGGCAAAACAAGAACTGTTTTGCTATCAGATAACAGTGTTGCTTTAAGCATGTATGCGTATAAAGATTACAATTTAGCGTCTTCTTCACAAGTTCAATCAGGTACTTTTACTGGTATAACGCAGGCTACTTGGGATTCTGATCCTACTGGTTCCGGTAATGGTATATGGGATACGTCTGAATGGGCGCAAGAAGGCACTACAGACAAGTATTTGGTTGTCCGTTGGGGGTCAATTGGGACAGCGAAGGCTATTAGTTTGAGGTTTGTGTCATTTCCTGCTGCTGATGCTACAGGCAAGTGGGGTGTGACCTCGGTTGTTGGAATGTATAGAACTAGGAGATTGCGTTAAATGGGAGCGATAGTACCACCTAATACTTTCTCTGCTGGGGCTAAGATTGTAGCCACCCAGATGAACGCTAACTTTACTAGCATTGTTGATTGGGCGGCTCAAACGCCCACATTGTCTGTTGCTGGTTCTTTAACCACAATAGCGGGTACCCTTCAAGTAACTCAGACTAGTACTTTTAAGGCTGCGGCTACTTTCGAGGGTGCTAGCCCAATGGAGTTTACTGGTGCTACTACTGGTAATGGGCATACTACTACTTTTGCTATTACAGATCCCAGTTCGGACAAGACTATTACGTTCCCTGATACGACAGGAACAGTAGCCCTTGATACTACGGTAATACCTAAAAGTTTAATAAATGCTAGAGGCGATCTTATTGCTGGTACAGCAGATGATACTGCTGGTATTTTAACGGTTGGTACTAACACTTATGTTTTAACAGCGGATTCGGGAGAATCAACAGGTTTAAAATGGGCTGCGCCTACTACTGGAACAGTCACTTCAGTCACAGGTACGGCTCCTATTGTTTCTTCAGGGGGCGCTACTCCTGCTATTTCTGTAACTACTAACAACGATCAACTAATTCTGAATAATCAAATTTTCAGTTAATAAAGGAAAGGTAATATGGCAACATATTCAAAAGTACAACTCAGCGGAGGTTCCGCAGATGGTACTGGTATAGAAATGCCAGTCGATAGTGGTGCATATGGAACAATTCATACCACCACAACTACAGCAACTACGTTGGATGAGATTTGGTTGTATGCATCTAACACCGATTCATCGGATCGCAAGATCACGATTCAATTTGGTGGAACAACTGATGCTGATGACATTATCGAGTACACAGTTACTGCGGAGTCTGGGTTACAGTTAATAATCCCCGGATTGGTACTGTCTGGTAAAGCCAGCACAGGGCTAATCGTTAAAGGTGCAGCGGCTGTGGCTGATAAAGTCAACGTTTTTGGTTACGTAAATAGAATAACTGCTTAAGAGGTCTTATAGTGTTTCGACAAGATAGGACTAACCCTAGTTCTGCGGTTTCCAACTGGAAAGGCAGGCGTGACACGGAGAGGGCGTGGCCGTCTACTGCTGTTTCTAGTTGGTTGAATGGCGGTCTGTTTGGTGGTGCTAGTTCGCCTTATGGTGGTTATACGCAGAAAGCATATCAGTACACAAATTTGAACATGTTTATGTTTTCGTTGCAAACTTACCAAGTTATTACTACTGCAATAACCACTCTGACCGGAAATGTTTGTTCAGGAATTTGCAATAATCAAGTTGCTGGTTACAGCGTTTCAGGTATCAACAAAGATGACGACCCGACTTACCGTTCAAAGCGCAGTTGGAAAGTATCATTACCTTCAAATGTTAGTTCTGACCTTGGTGCTACTGTTACGCAAACAGAACACCAAAGCGGTTTCGGTTACGCTAATAGCGGCACAGCAGGGTATTATGGTTCAGGTATAACTCAAGCAGGTTCGTATACGACATCTATCGAAAAGTTTGCTTTTTCAAGCGATACTTCCACTAGCACTATTTCACCCACGGTAAACGTAGCAAGATATTACGTTCAAGGAATGGCGAAAAGCGGTGACAGAGGGTTATCTGGAGGCGGTTGGGGTGGCATCAACGCCCCCGGAACTGTCATAACTAGCGTCATTTTTTCTTCCGATAGTGGCTCCACACAAACTTCGTTATCGACTGGTACGTATGGTGGATATGGTTTATCCAATGGGCAGGTCGCAGGGTATATAGGTGGTGGTTACAATCTGGGTTCTTCGATTGATAAATGGGATTATGCTTCTAGTTTCACTCATTCGACACTAAGCGCAACACTTAACCATAGCGGTTATACAACAGGATATTCAGACACAGGAAATCACGGTTACTGGTCAGGTAGTGGTCAAACTACTGCTACTTCTCTTTTGGCTTATGCTTCGGAAACTACGGCTACTGCAACTGTTAATCTAGCCGATTCAGGTAATTGGTCAAGTAGTTCTGGAACTGCGGCTTTTGGCAGTTCGGAGGCTTCACCATGAACGAAGTTGCCCCTCTCAGGATGCAGTTCCCTGAAGCGATAGCGGAAGTTCAGCAAAGCCGTTCACGTTTTCAAATAGAAAATTTTGTTTTAAGACAGCATGACACTATTGAAATGCAGTTTTATCAGTTGTGTTTAGAAATGCAAACACTTCGGCATGCGTTGGAACTAAACGAAGTAGCGATCCGTAAATCAAAATTAGAGATTCAAAGATTGTTAGAAACAGGCGATGAGATGGATGCGTTGGATGCTGAAAGTAAACAAATTGATTTGAATTATTTGATGGTTACATACAACGGTTCGTTGAAAGAGTATGCGATTATGGAAGATTTGTTTAATGAAATGCCGCATTTTACTCGCGATGAGATTGAACACGCTCAACCTGAATATTGGGCTGCTCGGATGACTCGACAAACCAATCTTCAAATCATGGCTGGTGGTGTTCAATGGTCGCAATTAGATGCGATGCGTCAGATTGGTTTATTGGATGAACTTGTTGAAGAAAGAAACAATCAAGTTGAAGCGCAAGTGAAAGCAGAGTTGTCTCAATGATTTATTTGAAATGGAAACTTTCTGAAGGAACATGGGGAACTGGACCGTTGCCTGCGATTTCTGATAAAGGTGGCGAGGCGTGTCCGAGTGCTTATAAAGATGAGAATGGTTACCACATTGGTTATTTGATTCAAACTTGTGATTTGACTGGGCTTGAAACTTGGGATGTCACGGAAGTGACTGAATCTGAGGCTTTGGCTTTTTGTCAAAACATTTGGGCTGATGCGATAGTTGATGAAGATGGATATATCACAGCGGTACCTCCAGCGGAGGAAGCAGAGTAATGACTTTAACTTATCGACCAACACGAAAAATGGTGGGCGATAACGCCAGATCGCTTGAGTTTGAATTAAGAAAGATACAACAGAAAATACAACAAATGGACAGTTTGATAGATGCGAATCGTTTAAACATATTTGGAAAGAGAGATTAAATGTCAGGAATAAGATATAACGCCTCTCAGTATGGGTCGTCTATCGGTGATCAAGCATTAACAGTGTCTACTGTGGCTGTTGCTTGCACTGTGCCGACTGGTGCTATTGCGGCGATGATAACGAATGGTGCTGAACCGATCAGAGTCAGGTGGGGTACACCGACTGCTTCTGTTGGTCACTATTTGAATCCGTATAGTGTCATGGATTTGTACCAAGACGATTTGACGGATGTGAAATTTATTAGGGCTGGATCATCAGATTCTGATGTTCAGATCACTTACTTTGGATAGGGGTTGTTGTGAGCGTACAGAGAATAAATCAGCGTATAACGCAGACCAGTACGGGAGACATTTCGGATGTCACTGCTGGGACTGCTCTCAGCGGAGGTGGCAGCAGTGGCGCTGTTACTCTCAATGTTGTTGTAGAAACTGCCACTCTTGTCATTGCGGGTCAGGTTTTTAACTAATGGCTAAATTAACGGCAAGGCAGCGGAGAAACATGCCGAGGAGCCAGTTTGCTATTCCTTCTAAAGCGCCGGGTTCTGGTAGTTATCCTATTAATGACAGGTCGCATGCTAGGAATGCGTTGGCTCGTGTAGCCCAACATGGTTCTCCTAGTCAGAAAGCGCGTGTTCGTGCCGCTGTTAGGCGGCGTTATCCGGGTATTAAACAGGGACGGTAATGGCGTACAATCCTTTGGCTGATTATAATGTGAGGGACCCGTTGGGGACTTCTCCTGCTACTCGTTTGGCTACTGCTTTGGCTGGTACATCATATCAGAAGAAGAGGGCTATGGGTACTGCTGATCGTCAGAGGTATGATATCAACAAGGCTATTCCTGATACGTTGCATAAGTTGAACACTGGTTATGCTCGGAGGGGTTTGCAGGATTCTGGTTTGCGTAATCGTGGTTTGATTAATTATTTTGAGAATTTGTATACGACGTTGGGTGATACGGATATGGCTTTGCAGGATGCGTTGTTTAATTTGACTGCTGAGAATGTTGGTGCGTATAACGAATATTTTGGTAGTGCATATGGTCGTGATTTTGATGCGGCTGCGGATCGTGCGGAGCGGGCGGCTCAGATTAGAGAGGCTAGTTACTGATGGGTTTTGGTGGATTTAATTTAGATTCTTTACGTGAAGCAGGTTTTGACATTGTTGATGGCGAAGTTGTTGATGTAATAAATCCTAATGCCCCTATTGCAATTGGTGGTCCTCCTCCTGTTAGCAAAAACACAGGTAATTTTGGGGATATTTTAGGAATACAATATAATCCTTCTCCTCCTACTGCACCTGCTCCTGCTTTGACTAATGAGCAGTGGATGGATCAGATGATTGATCAAAACAGATTTGGTGTCGATTTAATAGATCCTGTTAATGTGTTTAATACTGTACCTAAAACTACTACTACGGTTCCTGCTGAGATGACTCAAGCGGCGTTTGATGCTGGTGAGATGGTTGTTGATCCTCGTATAGCGATGAGGGAACAGGCTGCTACAGATTTTTTAGCGAGTGAAGGTTACTTTGAAGGACGGGGTGGCACTCAACAACAGTTGGATGATTTTTTGAATGTTGTTGGTACGGAAGATTGGTTTAATTACCTTGCCGGTCAAGGTCCTGAGTCTGATGTTATGCAAGATTTTGGTCCTGAGATTTTAGCGGCTCAACAAAGGTTGGCTGATACAGGTTCAGCGACGTTACCTTGGATGGATTCACCTGAATTTCAAAAAGATTATGCTCCTCCTACGATAACGCAACCAGATGATGGCACAGTCCAATGCGGTCCCGGATTTCATGCTGAGAATGGTGTGTGTGTTCCTGATAAAGTAGGAGGTAACGGAGGAGACGGCAGTGGTGAAACTCCTTTTGGTGGACCCGATGAACCTAAACCAAAGTTGACTCCTGTTGGCAATTTTGTTGATAGCCAAACTGAAGCGTTGGATGTTATCCAACGCAGATTAGATGAAATTACTAATGCTACTAATGCTGCTAGAGATTCTGGTATTGAACAAATTGATATAATTGAAAACGAGGCTCAGAAGCAGTTAGATGCTACTTTCGCTAATCAGTACACTGTGTTAGATCCTATGACGGGTGAACCTCTTAAAGAGGGCGAGATGGATCGTCTTCTTGCAACTTGGAAAGATGAACAATCTAAATCCAAGACTGCTCGTGCGGCAGATAAGGCTGTTATAGGCAACCTTGCTTTGGCAGAAAATATTGTTTCTTCTCAAATGGAGTTCGACACTATAGATACTTTGTATGGGGATCAGATAGATGCCCAATACCAGTACATTGATTCTCTTTACCGTATAGGTAAGTTGGCTAAAGATGACCGTGACGCGATGCTTACTAACATTATGGCAGGCTACAAGTCTGATCTTGTAAGTAAGGCTATTGAGATTATTTTGGGCGCTGAGATTGATACTGCTGATAGGCGCGCTGAGGTGCGTGAGGATGCTTTGTCTGCTAGGGATGTAGCCGATTATCTTGGGGCTGATCCTAATGCCATATTTGGTGGTATGCGTGGGGATATTCCTATTGGTGAGATGGCTTATCAAACTGGTGAGCGTATAGCGGGGCAAGAGTTTACTGCTGGTGAATCCGAGTTGGATCGTTTAGCGCAGGGTATTAATCCTGCTACTGGTAGACCTTATGGGTTTATGACTCAGGGTCCTTATGCTGGTATGACTATTGGTGAGGCTAATGCTGCCCGTCAGGAGAAAGATTTGTTGGCTCTTCAGATGGATATCATGGAGGCTGAGGAGGCTCGTGCTGTTGATGCTGTTGATTTGGAAGCGGAGCGTTATGAGGAGATGTGGCGTGAGGGTGGTAAGGGTTGGTACGATTTAGGTCTTAATCCTGCTACTGGCAGACCGTGGAATATGGATGATGATGATGATGTTTATGGTGAGCCTATTCCGTCTGGTTTTTACGCTAAAGATTTTGAGATAACAAATCCTATTACAGGCGAAGTTGAACCTATAAATCTACCTAATATTGAAGTTATTGATGGTCAGTATTGGATGACTCCTAGTCAGTTCTCTCAAATAGGTCCTGTGTTGGAAGCAAATCTCGCTAAACAGCAATTTGGTGATCTCGGTGATCCTATGGGGATTATCGAAAATGCTATAATGAGAGTAGCGGGGTCACGTTTTGCAGAGTGGGATCAAGAGGCAAATGAAATAATTGCTCTTAGTGAGAGAACGGGTATTTTACCCGGAGATGATGACTACTTGCCTACGGGTTATGACAAAAAGCATGTGCTTGAAAGGATGATTTCTGAAAAGGCATATGGAGATCCTGATGCTGCTTTAGTTTGGGCTAACTACACGGGGCAACCTGTGATGGGTAAATCTACGGTAAGTGCAACTAGAGGTCTTACTTACACTGCTAAACCAGATGGAACTATTGAATGGGGTGGGTTCCCTGAAGATACAAGAAATGATACGCCAGCCCAGAATCCTGAGTTAAGAGGTCAAGAAAATTGGGATATCTATGGTGGGAACCTTTTTAAAGAGTAGTCGTGGCTACTAATGTATACACGCAGGTTCAGCAGGCTTTAAATAAAGCCAAGTTAGGTAAAATACCTACTCCTTTTACACCTCCTAAACCTAGTGGGTTGAATAATTTACAGTTACCTACCAGATCATCTCAAGTTGTCGTTGGTCCTCGTACTCCTAAGGCTCCAAGTCCGGGCAAGGGCGGTATTCTTTCTGTTTTAGGTGTCCTTGATTGGGGTCGTTCTGCTATTGCGAGTACCCTCAAAGAGGGTATCGACTGGTTCCAAGGTGAAGGTTTTGATACGTCTGATTGGTGGGATCAGACTAAATCTCATTATGGTTTCGGTGATTTGATTCGTGAGGAACGTACTGCTGTCGGTTGGGGTTTGATGGCTTTGGCTCCGTTTACTGGTGGTATAACTGCTGGCGCTTTGGGTGCCAGTGTGTTGGCGGATAATATTCATTTGGATCGTGTTGTCGGTTTTATTGGTGATGTTGCTATTGATCCGTTGACTTATATGGGTGGTTATAATGTTATTGCTCGTAACATGGGTGGCTACAAAAAGATGGGTGACGAGTTATACAAATTAGGTCAGTTGAATCCTCAAGATTTGGTTCGTTTAGGTAACGAGGCTGGTGTTAAGAATCTTGGTAAAGGTTCTGCTGGTAAGATGAAGAAAGCGATTGATGCCGCTATTTTGGCTGGTCGTGATGGCAGGTCGATGTCTTCTATTTCTCGGTCTTTGAACAAAACTGAGGCTGGTCAGGGTGTTGCTAGGATGATGGGGTTGGATGCTGGTATGCGTTTACGTGTGCCTTTCACTGGTCCTGTTTCTCGTGCTGGTAGGAATCTTGACAAAATGGTTTTCGAGGGGTTAAAGGGTACTGGTGCTACGATGCGTGGCGCTACTCGTACCGCTATTGGTGATAGTAGTTTACAGGGTGTTGGCAAATATTTGGATGCTGCTGGTGCTGGGTTAACTGGGGCTGCAAAAATGGCTCGTCGCGTGTTCCCTGATGACACTCCTTTGCATCGTTTGTTAGATGGTCAGCGTGTCCGTAACGTTCCTGTTGCTTACAAGAGGGGTTACACGGATGCGCAGTATAAAGATTTTGTTAAAGACATGCGTAAAGGTAGAGCATCTCAGGTTCCTGAAGATATAAGAAAGACTGTTGGTACTGTTACTCGTGCGCCCAGAGAAGTTAAATTACCTACGGGTGTTAAGGGTGGTGCTGTTTTCCGTCAAGCGGATTTCATTCAACGCACTTTAAGGAACTTGCCTGTTTTTGGTTCTGTTAAACCTTGGAGGTTGTGGCAGAAACTTTCCGAGAGTGAAACAGAGGACGCTAGAAAAGTTTTTAATCCTGAGTATTGGAAGACTTTAACCCCTGAGGTTCGTGATGAACTGCAAGGCGGGTTGGTTAAAATGTGGCGCAACAGATTCAGCCCATCTGATGAGGCGTGGAAACAGGCAATGTTGTCTAATAACCCTGAGACTATTGCTGGGGCTTGGGCTGCGGAATCGTCGCACAGGTATGCTAAAGGTCGAAGCAATCTTGCGAGAGAGATTGTTAAAAAAGGGCGTAACGCTATTTTTAATCGTTCTGCTGTTGTGGGTGCGCAGATCACTTCTTCAGATGCTTACAAGTTAGCGGAGGCTATTGCACGATTAGAGATGCTAATCTTGAATGCTGATAATGTAGCAACAGGCATTAACCGTAACAACCAGTGGTTTAAGAACCTTCCGCACGAGGTGCGGGAACTCCCTGACGAAGTGCTAGTACAATATGCTAACGATGTTCTCAGCATGATGAAAGGTGTCAGGGATGTAGCCGAAAAAGATCTCCCCGCCTTTAAACAACTCATGCAAGACCTTCTCGCTAGGGAAGGTCAAGGGTTTATTCCTCGTCGTATGACACAATCTATGCGTAAACGTTTCGGTATGAGTAGCAAAATTTATGAGGATGATTTCGATATTTCTGGAATGTTAAGAAGCCAGTCGTCTAAGCGCAGGGGTTGGGGGCCGGGTCAGCCTGTGACGCTACAAGGGCAGGCTGTGGCTGATGCTCGTAGCGCTGGAAGAATAACTACTCATAACGGTGAGTTGGTTATCAATCAGGCTAAGGGGTCTAATAAGCCTTTTATTGTTGAGGCTCCTCGTGAGGCTGGTGTTTCTGTCCGTCAGCAGATTAACGATTTGAGTATGGATGTTTTTGGTGAAGCCATGTATGAGGACAATTTGTTCAAAGTGTTGGACAATTGGGGTTCTGGTGTGGGTATGGATCTCACTAATAATGCTTGGTTGGCTGAGTTGCAACGTCAGGGTTGGCCTATTGAGAGTTTCCCTGAGAGTATGCAGAATGCTTTGAGGAGGGAGTCTGAGAAGATGGTGGCTGAGGCTGCTGCTGTTGAGGCTCGTGATGTGGCTAAGGGTGTTAAGCGTTTGACTAGGTTGCAGACTGCGGCTATGGCTTATAGGGCTACTAGTGAGGAGGATTTGAAGGAAGTTTCTCGGGTTTTGGAGAATTACCGTCGTAGGTTGGAGTTTCCTGAGAAGTTCAGGGATGATATGCCTATTGGTGTTGCAGAATCGAGAATACCGAGAAAACTCAGAGAGTTCCATGCCACTATTGTTGATTTAGAAATGTTGACTCCTGTTAGATCCAACATGGTTGGTACAGGTGCTTTCTTTAAGAATGCTGAACGCACTGGTGCGCTTGATCAGTTGTTTGCGAGGATAGCGGAATCTGATCCTGAGTTTACTGAACGGTTGTTGCTTCATCTTAATGCTGGTGATGCGACTGATGATGTATCTAATTTGGTGGAACATTATGTTATACGTGGACTATTTCCTCAAGCAATTTCAGACGGCACTCCAGAGTTTGTTGATGAAGTAGTTCAAAAACTTCCTCAACTATTTTCTAAAGGACCTGATGGATCGTTGGTTTATCAAATAGATCAGGATTGGGCTAGACAAGTTTTGATAGATGAAGTTGATCGTGGCATACAGGAAATGGATCAATATCAGAGACTTGTTTTAAGTCAGGTTAGTGTCGCTGGCGAGTTGCAAAACATTGCTGACGAGTTGGATGATATAGGACGCGAGTTGGCGGCTATCGGTAATACTCTACAGCCTGATGGCAGAGTTCCTGACAAGGTTGACGAGTTGTTGTTACGACAGTACGAGTTGGGTGCTAGGTATCAGGAGTTGCATGACGATTTCAATAATGTGATCGCTCCTCAGATTACGACTTTTGAACATAGGATTACTTCGTTGGCTGAAGGTTTAGTAGGTCGTCAGATACCTAAACAGATTGGTTATTCTCCTTCTGAGCCGGTTGTCTTTAAAGGGTTATCTAAATTAGAGAATGAAAACGTTAACAAAGTTTTAGACAGGATTTTTAATAACCGTCAAGACGGTGACACTATTTTGTTACGTGAGTTATTGGGTATAGGTCAGGACAGTGTAGAGGGGTTTCATGCTGGTGTCATAGATGCTAAAGGTTTAAAAAAGATAACTCCAGAGGTTTATAGAGCATATTTCCAGTTAAGAAACATGCAGGATCCAGATTTTGCGATTGATTATGTTGATGAAGGTGGTGATCTCTTCGCTGATGATGTGTTGGAAGGAATACTTGATCCGAGAAGCGATTTTTATCAACTGAAACCAAGTGTTAAAGAGATAAGAGCCGTTCAAAAAGAATTACATAAACTCAGCCAAGAATCGTTAGCGGACTTTCCAGAAACAATAACTGTTTACCGTTTCGGGAGCCAAGAAACCGCTCCTTCTTTTAGTTTGAACCCTGCTTTTGATCCTGAAGCAGCCGGCATATTTGGAATGCAGGGTTCACGCCCAGCAGGTTTCGACATTAGGAGTGAGTCTAGGATGGAAGCGTTCACTGTTAAAAAGAAAGACATTCTTTTTTCTATGGTGATGCGGGACGGACCAATTTTAGCCTATGAAGGAATTCCTGAAGCGGAAGTTTTAATTAGTCCTTCTGTGTCTATGAGAGTTGCTCGTAAACCTGTGACTATTGTTCAAGATTTACAAGCAGGTAACAAAGAGTTGGGGCATCTAATTCAAGATTCTGGACAGAATCTAGTAGAAAAATTGAAGTTAGTTAATGAGAGTGCTAAACAAATCAAGTTAACTGATCGGTCTATTGCACTGATGCGTGATGTTGAAAACATTATTAATCAACACAAACCCTTGACATCATCGTGGGAAGATCAAAAACAATCATATAGCAAATTATATCATTCCTTGGCATCGTGGGAAGAATACATGAACATCGCTAAAGGCGACGATGTGTTTGGACACAACAATTTTATTGATATTCCTATTAATGGCACGATCAACATGGATGAAGCCAGAGGGCTTCTCGATGATGTTCTTAATCGTATGGCACGGTTACAGGAATCAGAACTACTATCTGAGACTTTAGATCCTATTGAACGTATTGGACGTAAACCGTCCGTCAGATATAAACAGTTCGATATGACTAACGAAGAGATCGTAGCGGCTACAGAAGACCTTACTGGTAAGTCTGAGAAGATGTTTGCTGAGGCTCAAAGGTTGCGTCAAGAGGCTGAAGCGTTACGGACACGTGTTGCTGGGTCTGAAAGCCCCCAATCCGCTGGTGATATTGCAGCGTTAGAAGAAATGGCTCTCGTCGCTGAGATAGAAGCACAGTCTTTGGCTCGTGAAGCAGCAGATTTTATGAACTTGTCCGGTATGCAACGTGGTGTAGCCTCCTTGCAAGAAGCAGGTGTTGATCTACCTAGCATACCTACTCGAAAACGAGTTGTTTTAACTGAAAGTAATGTGCAAGGTTATGATCCATCTTTCAGATTGGGAGGCTTTGATCCTATAGCAAATCCAAGAGCGATGAATGAACAAGATATCAACACTTGGATGGATTCAGTGTTGGACGGCATGTCCAACTGGGGTCCTTGGCGTATAGCAACAGGCAACACAGAGTTGAATGAGGGCATGGTTGCTGCTGCTGAAGCGTTTAAACGAATGAACACTCCTAGAGAAGTTGAAGGTTTCCTGAAATATTATGACAAGTTCCAAAACTTCCTTAAAGCAGGAATGATCGCTACACCCGGATTCGTTTTCCGTAACGTTTTCGGTGCTTTCTTTAACGCATGGTTAGATGGTGTTAACCCTACGCATATGATTAAGGCAGCGAACATCACGAAACGTGTCGGTGAGAAGGCGAGCAGAGAGAATCTTTCTTTTATTGAGGCTGCCCGTGCTTTGGCAAAGGCTAGTGATGATGAGTATTTGCAAAATTATGTGTCGTTGTTGGAAGCGGGTGTGCGTGGTGGTGGTCAGGCTACTGTGAGTGTGAAGATACCTACTGCTGGTGGCGCTCAACGTATTTTACCTGACCGTGTGTCACAAGCATTAAATAAACTTAGTCCTCACAAAGAGGCTGCTGGTACTTTACATATGGCTAATGTTCCTACAGGTTTAGGCAACCATGTGCGTGGTCAGATAGTTTTCGGCATGCCTGATGCTGCCGCTAGTGATCTTGTGGCTACTAGCGTGTCTCCTTTGTCTAGTAATTTTGCTTATTATCAGATGATAAGAAGCGCCAATGTGCAGGCTGAGGACATGATTCGTTTGGGTGTCGGGTTGGACACTATGCGTTGGGGTGGTTCTGTGGAGGATGGTTTGGAACGGATCGCTAAGTCACAGTTTGATTACAGTGAGTTGACTGAGTTTGAAAGAAACGTTATGCAACGGTTGATGCCTTTCTACACTTGGACTCGTAAGAATGTTCCTTACCAGTTGCAACAGTTAGGTAAGCACCCTAATAAGTATAATGCTGTGATGAACGCTAAACGTAACCTTGAGTGGGGTACCGAAGATGATGGTGTGGTACCTGATTACATGTTGCAACCTTTTGGTATTAAGATGCCTTTCACTGCGTCTGGTGCGCGAGTTTATACTGTACCTGATCTTCCTTTCCAAGATTTACTTAAATACGATCCGACTGCTACGCAGGCGGGAGAGTTAGGTGATCCTTTGTACGGTGTTAAGAGTGCTTTGCAAAGTTTTGCTTGGCAGTTGTCCCCTATTATTAAGACTCCTGTTGAGATGGGTTTTCAGAAACAGTTATCTGGTTACGGTGCGCCTTTCACTGGTGAGAAAGTTATCGCTCCTCAGCCTATTCGGAGTATTCCGGGGTTGATGCAAGCGTTGGAGACTGTTGGTTGGGCTGAGAAAGATCCGGCTGAGGGTTGGCAGATGGCTGATCATAGTTTATATCTGGTCACTAATGCGTTGCCTGCTTTGAGTACGTTGCGAAGGATGATACCTTCTGAGCCTAAGTATCAGGCAAAGTTTTTTGAAACAATGTTTTCTTCTATGGCTGGGTTGAGTGTGAGGCGTAACACTCCTGAAAGACAAGAAAGTTATGCTAAATATTTAAGGTATTTGCAGTCTAAATTGGACGCTGAACGTGGGGTTGCACGTAATAGGATAGGTAGTAGGACACCTCACACTAGCGTCAGGTAGTCGGGACAGAAAGGGCTGATAGTTATGAAACATTTATCGAGAGAGGATTGGGGAGCGAAACCACCTCCTAAGGGAAAGTTCGACAGGTTAAACCCTGCTCGTGTTACAGGCGTTGTTATACACCATTCTGGTGTAGAGAACGGACCTCGTGGGTCAGATGCTGTTAAGGCTTTTGAACGCCATCACATGGGTAAAGGCTGGGATGGTATTGGCTACAACTGGCTTGTTGATGAGACTGGAACTATTTATGAGGGGCGTGGTTGGGCTAACCGTGGCGCTGGCACTAAGGGTTGGAACAGTCGTTCTATTAGTGTGTGTTTCACTGGTTGGGGTTTTAAGAGTGTCCCTGAGAAGTCTTTGGAGTCTTTGAAGATTATTGTTGAGGCGGCTGAGGCTCATTTCGGTAAGGGTTTGTGGGTTTCTACCCATCGTAAGAAGAGCAGTAAGGGGTACACGACGTGTCCGGGTGACTGGTTGGGTGACTGGGTTGAGAATGGTATGGGTACTTCTCAGGCTCCTGATCGTGTCAATTGGGCTGCGATTATTCAGTTCTTTAAAGATTTACACGAGCAGGTTAAGAAGACTCCTTTGTCTCGTCCTAGCCGTAGCCGTGGTTTGCCTGTGCGTTTGGTGCAGGGAAAGTTAGCGGAGCGTGGTTTCAATCCGGGTCCTGTGGATGGGGTTTACGGTAAGAAGACAGGTGATGCTGTTAGAGAGTTTCAAAGAACACAGGGTTTTTTGAAGGTTACTGGTGTGGTGAACGGTGATACGTTTGGCGCACTGTTTATACAATAAGGATATATTATGCCAAAAGGTAAAGGATATGGGACGTTTGAAGAAACGTTTGGTTCACAGGATGAACAACTTTATGACTCTACATCTTCATTTAACATGTGGGACGTAAGTCAAAAGGCTAAGAAAGCCGCATCATTTTTGCGGAACACTAAATTAGGAAACGCCGCTTATGGTGGTCTTCCTTTTCATAGAGATCATTAATGAAAGTAGGTTATGATGCCACATAAATTGGATGGAAAATCCCCGAGGGTGCCTGCTGCGGGCAAGGTCTTAGTTGACTCTGTTCGTCGTGGGGGTAATCAGGGTTCTCTCACTGGTGACGCTATGTTACGAATGAGTAACGGAATGCGCGCTAAATTTGATGAGAACGACTAATGGGGCGTAAAAAACCTCGTCCAAGATATTAATCTAATAAAGGAAAAAAATTTGAAGAACATGTTTGATGTATTGGAACGTGCTGGGTGGACTTTCGCTCAGGCTTTCCTTGGTGTTTTCGTTGTTGCTGACTTGTCGTCAGCGAAGGGTGCAGGTATCGCTGGTTTAGCAGCGGCTGTGTCTGTTCTTAAAACTATTGTTAAAGATAAAGTAGCGAAACACTAATGGAAGAGTCTTCTCTTGATGTAGAGTGGAATAAGTTCATTGAAGATCAAGGGGAGAGTATTGAAAAAGAAATATATGAGGAGTTGCAAGAGACTGCGAATATATTTGATGTCGAAGATGGTACTCATGCTAAATGGACTAATGACAGGGTTCTTGGTTTGCTTCTTGTGTTCAATGAAGATGAAGCAGAATTTTTGTTGGCAGCGTTTCACGCTGGCATTGAGGGAATTGAAGACGCATCTTATTCTTGGGCTGCGTGGGTGACATCGTTAATGGGAATTATTAAACAATCTCTTTATATTTTACCTGACGATTAATCACGCAAATAGCCTCTAACTGCTGGTGAGTCCACCAGTGCGTCTACTAGTCGTAGGCGTATCTTGTCGCGTCTACGTGCAAGTGTGGTTTTTGGTATACCTAGCACTGCTCCTGCTTTGCGTAGAGACATGCCTTCTATGAGGAGTCTTTCTGCTATCCATAAGTCTTCGGGTGACAGGCTTTCAAACGCTTCGGCTAATGCTTCTTTAAGTAGGAGTGTTTCTTCGAGTGGTGTTACTTTACGTGGTGCGCCGGGGGCTTGTTCCATTAACGCTTGGAGGTGGGTTAATGGGCGTGTGTCTGAGGTGCAACCTACTACGTTTGGGAGTCCTGCTGTTGCCATCCATACTATTGTGTCTGGGTCGTAAGAGTATTCTCGTTTTTTTGCCATTCCGTCACCTCGTGGAGGAACTTCTCGGCAATTACTCTGGTGTTGTCAGCGTCGTAACCTGAAGGCTCTCCTAATCCCCATGCTTCGTCGTGGTCTATCCACCCGAGCATTTCTACTTCTCTGAATTCGGGTGGTACTGGTCGTACCACGAACAGGATCAGTCCTTGTCCTAGTTGCCTTTTTCTTACGGCTGCGTTGTTAGATGTTCTAACTCTTCTTACTTCTATGTTGTGTCCTACGTCTGCACGTTTACGGTTTTCTGCATGCCGGTTGCCTGCCCAAACGTGTCCTCCCCAGTATTGGTTGGTTACTCGTGCTACTGCCAATTCCCCTATTGCTGCTGCTACTTGTGCGGATCTGTCATCTTCCATGTATTCGCGCTTATAATGGGAAGCATCTTGTTTTTCCCAGTTTTCCGTAAAGCGTCTGATACCTACATGAGATGCCCATTCATATTCCCATTTTTCTAATTCAATCAGAATCAATTTGGTTTACCTTCACAGCGCTGATACGAACTACTTGTTTGTCATCTTCCCACGCTGTCCCGTTGAGTGCATCTAATGTGAGTTTGACATAGTTGTCTATGTCTCCTCTCAGGGTTGTAGCATCATGTGGTGATTCCTGTATTGTAATTATACTACATTCTGGCGTGTAAGTTAAGGACACTTCTACTGGTCCTTGCATGGTGCCTAAGTCTGCTTCTTCCCATGCTGCTCGTATCGCTTTCTCTTCATCGAGAGTTGCTTTAGGTGTGAACACCTGTCCTTTTTTGTTGTGCCTTGGTCTTGCCTTGGCTTTGGGTCTACGATTTATTTTTAGTGTTGTACTTTTCACGGTCTTTCCATGCGTCTGTGTGTGCGCTGTCTATTAGTCTCCGTAGTCTTTGCTCACCGTCGGTGCGTAAAGCGAACTTGCCTCCCCAATCTGAGTCGGCTGAAGTTAGTTCTTTCATTATGTCCCCGTCGGTGTAGCCTTGTCTTATCATGGCACATGCCAACCCGAATAGGGTGGACGATCTGTCACCGTGTGGTTTGTCGGCTGTTCTACGTGGACCGTTTCTTCTGATTGCTTCTGCTAGTCCTGTGAGTCTGCGTCCTGTGTAACTGAATGATTCTCTTCTGACTGGTGCAGGTTCTGCTTGTTTATATAGGGTGTGTACGTGTTCCCATTGTTCAGCGGTTACTCTGGTTGGTAATGCTTCTTCTACGAAGACTCGTGATGGAACCATTGAGAAAGAATATTCTAGGTTATTCATTTCTTGTCTGCCTGCTTCGTGATCGTGTGGGTATGGGAGTCTCAGTCCGTTGCCGAATCCTTTTCCTGTTAGTTCTATTTGTTTAGGGTTTACTTCTTTGATGGGTGCATCAACTATGTTGCATGCTCCTATTAGTCCTTCTCTGACTTTACGTGCAGGGAGTGGTTTTTGAAAGAATACCCACAGGTGGTGTCCTTTTGATCTGGATGTTTCCACCCATGATTTGACACCTAATTGTTTCAATAGATTGTATACATTGTTGGCGTGTTTAAAGGATTCTGCCATTCCTTCGTCCCAATCGACGCAACCCCAGTGAACTACAAGGCTCTGAGAGCCGTCTGTGGGGTCCTCTAAGGCGATGAGAGGGTAAACCCCTATGCCTGCATCATTTTCTGTTAGGTGAGCCTCCACAGCCCTCAGGAAAACGTCCCCTGTGGCATTAAAATGTGTGCCATCTGTTGCCTCCATAGGAGCGAAGTAGCCGTCTTTGTGTGATTTGGCTATCTTCCCCCCTTGGAATAGTTCTGCGAAGCCTTCTATTGTTTCTGGATTCATATGTATACCTCCACAAAAGCGTTGCATGAGGGGCAACTCAGGTTGGTTACCATTGAGTACGATCCGTCCATGATGGCTGGTCTAAGGTCATCATCTAGGTCGTGGTCTGCACCCCATATGAGTTCTGTGTTGCAGTGCCAACAGTTCATCGTTGCGCCTCTGGTATCAGGTTCTCATGGTATGGGTGTACATGCCCTGCTGTTGGGTCCATGTAATAGGTTTGGTCTAACAGTTTCGCTGTGCGTTTGTTTTTACACAGGTTCATATTAACGGAGTTGGCGTGGTAGAGGGTTTCCCAGTCGGACAGGTCTGTTCTGTCTTTCTTTCGATAGACTTCTAACACGAAGATGGCTTCTTGCTCACCTCCGTATCTACCTCCGTACAGTCCGGCTGATTTTCCGGGGTCTGCGCTGCCTCGTCCTGCTTGGTGAACTAGCCCTATTGGTACTCGTTCTTCTTTAGCCCAGCGTTTAACTGCTTGGGCTTTTGATGTGACTCCTGTTGCGTCTGCGTCCCCTCCGGGTAGCAGTTCTAGGTAGTCGATCATGCAGAATGAGGGTTCAGCACCCCACCATGCTCTGGCTTCTTCCATTACCCGACTCATTTCTGTCAGGTTGATCGCTTCGTCGATGATGGCTACACGAGATAGTTCTTGTGTTGCTGCACGTTCAAGGTCAGACAGGGTGTCTTTGTCCCCTGCTTTGATTGCGTCTTCGACTTCTTCTGATGAGCGTCCTTTGAGTAAACAGAACAGTTTCATTAAAACTAGTTCTCTTGGTTCATCAAGGGAGAAGATTACGGCATATGAGTCGTGTTGGTTGATCAGGTTCCACACTATGGAATTTAAAAGTATTTGACTTTTACCTGTGTGGCTACGTCCGATAACCATCATAACTTCACCTCGACCTATACCTCGGGTCGCCAGATCAAATTCTGGAAACCCAAGGTACCAGCGTTCCGTTGGGTTCCTGATGAACCCGACCAGACTCTCGACTACGGTGGATGAGAGTGGGAAACGCTTAGGTCGTTGTGGTGACGTATCTTCTATCTCTTCTGAAGTTGTGTCGTCCGCTTCCTGTTGTGCTTCTGCCAGTCTACGTGCGATCTCTTCTTCTGAGTGAAGTACCGCCATGCCCCCTACTTAGCGAAGGACTTTTGTTTGATTTGTCTACCTATTTCAAGGAGTTCCTCTGACCCTTTGCCTGTCTTTGGGCAGACAAACCATTCTGGGAATGCGGCAGAGTTCTCTTTGTCACGGTTGATTAACCAAACGCCTGTACCGTTAGGTCCCTTCTTTCTGTAAGCGGGACGGCTGGCGTTGCTTTCTACGCCACTAACAATGTCAGGCCAGTTGACAAACCAGTTGTCTGAGTTGTCCATTATGTCTCGCCATACTTCTTCACCAGCGGACGCACTCTTGGTTGGAGCGGATGCTGGCGCTGACGGGGCGGCAGCCACGGCAGGACTCTGGTTGTTTTCGGGAAGGCTTTTTTGTAACCTCCGTACAGCAACTTCGTCTATCTCGTAGCCGATACCGAGTGCTTCAAAGTTAGCGGTGGCGATACGATCACCCCACGTTTTGAGTTGTGCTATCACTTCCTCGGCTGAAGTGTCAGCATCTAGTGAGAGTTCCACGCTTGCAGAAGCCTCTTCTGATTCGTACGGTGCTACCTGTGCCACGCTTCTGCGTGATATTGATATCCGTATGTCTTTTTCTCCCATAAGGTTATTACCTCCTATAGTTGGTCCCATGGGTCGGGACCCGCATACCTACCCCTGCAAGAATTCCATGCCGGACACCACTTTGGTGAACAGTGCCAGCCACTCATGTGGAGTGGCCACTCTGGTAGGTTAGCGGCTATTTGTGTTCCAGCAGAGTGGGCAAGCGCAACCAGTCCTGCCCAATCTGCCGGTCCAAGTTCTAAATATGTTCTGTGTACTACACCTTTAACAAGGTAAACGAATTCAAAGTTCTGTGCCTGTCCGAAGCCTTGTGGTTCCATTGCTTGAACAGCCCATGTGTATGCGGCGGCTTGAACTGACCAGCGTTTCTTCTCCCATTCAGCGGATGGTTTACGACCCGGATTTTTCCAATCCAATATGGGCAATGGTGCTTCTTGTATGCAGTCGATGGTTCCTTTTAACCATATCTCTGGCGTGTGTTGGGGTACAAGAGGGAGACAGAACTCGTACTCGACTGCTACTGGGTGTATGTCGGGCATCACTTCGTCCCACCAGACGTTGGAGTTGGCTTCAATAATTTTTTCTGGTTCGCCTTCTTTGTGGTTCCACCTTACGATGTCTTTGATGTGGCTCTGCCAGTATTGCATCGCTGCGTCTAGTGTGTCTGCTTTAGACATGGGTACGCCTGTGTCCATCTTATCGATGAGACACTGTTCTATCCCGTAGTGGACTGCGGAGCCTAGGACGGTGTTGGATGAGTCTGTGCTTATCGCAACGCCCTCACGGACTTGTCTGGCTCTCTCAGGACACATAGCGAGGTCACCTAGCCATGATTGTCTGAGGATGATTGCGTCTTCTGGTGGTTTCGTAGGTTGCATGGTATCCATCTTAGTTTAGTTTAAGTTGTGTGTCAAGCACCATATGAATATATTCATATGTTACCGTCACTCCGTGACGGTCATTTGTTCATATTTCATATGTTCATATGGGAGGCTACAACAAATTACTCCTTTTCGCCGTCAATTAATATTAAATTTGTGTTACTTTTTTCTTCTTCTTTGTGGTCTGGCTGTGGGACATGCTCGAACCCTTCCATTAACCCTGCAAAATCATTCATATACTTATGACATATATGTCCTAAATCGTGCAGGAAATCTCCTAATAGTTTGTTTTGTATAACAGCCATAGAAGCAGCGAACTGTCCTATGTCCATCTCTACTTGTTCATTGTTGTCGTCTGACATTTTTTCTCCTTTGTTTGAAGGGGACGAGGTACAAGGAGGGGTAGTACCCCGCCCCCCAGATTGTTATCATCTGATAATATCGTTTGCATTTTCTACGGATTGGATACCTTCAAGAGCATCCAACACGCCTTGTTTTTTACTTAATACAGAGTTTAAAGCAATCACTTCATGCCTTAATATTGTAGCCCAATCGAACTCAGCAGGGTTACACCCCCAGTCAATTGACACCTTAGGGACAAGATCATGCTCATTACCTTCATGGTCTGTCAGTTTTACCACTCCACATCAACTAACTTTTCTGGTTGTTCATCAAAAATGATGAATTGAATAGCCAAACCTGTTCTTGTCTTAGCAGTACGGACAGGCACACCCATGTTACTAGCGTGTCTATAGACCATAGCCCTCATACTTTCAACTGGGACTTCAAAGTCATCAGGGTTCACAAGTTCGTGAACTTCCCCATCCTTCCATTCATCCCAGTCATATCTACGTCTGATTGCTCCCTTCGTAGTAGGGAAACTGTCTAATTTATTACTCATAGGCTGCTGCCTCCTTGTATATTTGCTTTACCCCTTTGGCAAAGACTTTTTCTTTTTGACGATCCTCTTCACGGTAACGAAGATACTCTTCCCGTGTGAGAGTCTCAATCAAACCTGTAGGTGGTATTCCCATTATTTTCCTCCCCAGCATCGTCTGCTTGGATACCAGTGGGATGCGCCACCCCACCTTTTATTGCTATCTTTATTATAAAATAGATATGCTGCTACCCCCACATTAGCACGTGGTTCAACAGAAAGCCAACCACTAAACCCAGCCTTATGACTACGCTCCTCCCACCAGTCAGGCATGTGCTGAAACCAGCCTGTCGCCCCACTCTTAGGATTAATAGCCTCTGACCATTTATCATCTGGTTTAGCAGACGATTCGCAGAAAGCAATTCGTAACATTAAAGACACATCCTCTGGTTCAAAGTATTCCCGCACCAGTTCATGCAACGTAGGAAGATGAGCAATGTACTCATGTTCCGGTATGTCACACGAACCGTACGCAGGACACTCCTCTATAGGTTCAGAAGCAACGTGTTTAGCGTAGTCAGTTTCCTCCCACACCATCGTTGTTGAAGTAGGCACTGTGATAACAGGCACTTGAACTCGGCTAGTGGAAGAGACAGGGTAACAAGACCCTATGAATCCCAAAACGCCGACCAATAATATTTTAGTTAACATTAGTTTCTCAAATAGTTGAACGCTTGAGTAGCCAACGGTGTCTTACCATCGATAGCCTTAATCAAGGCACGGTCACGTGACCAGTTATGACCACGACCTTTAGCATTAATGTAATGCTGTTCCGCTCCTTGAAACGCATTGTAAGCACACCATGCGTCGCCTATCCCTTCATCACCGTCACCATACTCATTACGTTCTTTATACCAACGGTTAAGAATATCGTTACGTTTCATTTTGATCCTGTCCCGAACCAAATCATTAGTGTTGTCATACTCAGGTATAGGCATCAGATAACTGACCATATCAAAGAACTGTTGATCAACCATCTTCTGATCCTTCCACTCTCGTGCCTGACTAGTCCATGCGTTAGCCCTAGCCTTCGCACCTTCCAATATTTCAACACGCCAAGACAACAAACTGTCATGGTTCCTAGTGTGCCTCACACTAATCAAAGGTAAACCAATCAACTGGTTCTGACAAAAGAATCGTTCAGTCATGTCATACACTTTGGTGGACCAAGTTCCATTCAATGAACTGACCCAAATAATATTAGACTGGATGGTATCACCATCGCCTAAATCCACTGGATCCGTGAGTTGTTGCACTAAAAGTACACGTTCACCGTCACCAAACAGTGTGCATTCCTTACTAGATACTGGGAACATGAACTCCGCCATGTCCGCTAAGTGTTTGTAGCCATCCACTTCAGGATAACTACCTTTATGTATAGCCAACGGAATACTGTTGTCCATAGTTAAACGGTTCACCCACTTATACATAGGTTTGCCCGCCTCGCCGGGAACTCGAGTATAAAACCCGTTGTCTTGGAAACCAGCAGGAACATATTCAACATCGAATAATGCCCCCACGTTTTCCATTATTTCATGTGCAGTTTGTGTCATTCTGTTTCTCCTTCTGTTGCCCACTTCTGCAACGCACCAGCAATAGCCCGAGCCTGAGAACCACGCCCGAATTGCTCGGCATAATCCTTACCACGCATCAAACCACACTCGCTTGCTATCCAATAATGAAAATCAAGCGCCCAAATGCCCTTAACTTTCTCCTGTATCACACCATTCTTAAAAATGGTGCTCTTAGGATTGCTGGTATCTGACTCAAATTCCGTAATCAGATTCTCACAGTCAAACCCAGCATCTGTATAAAACGCTGGATCCATAATGCTGTGACCGTCACCATCGATGATACCTTCATCAATAGCATCAATCACCTGTCGTTTGGTAATCATACTTACCCTTTCTGTGAAGCGAACCTCACGTTGTTAACGCCATCGATACACATGTTGCATTCAACACACGCACCGTGACCTTCTTTCTCCGTGTCCCAAACCACCAACGGCAACTTGCCTGTCAGTTCAGGACATCGGGGACCTTTACGCTCACCCTCAAACAAGTGAGCCACTTCTTCTGTCTGCTCCCACGTGTCAGCACAAAACGCCAACTTAACCTCAGGGAATCTTTTCTTTGTTATGAACGCACCAAACATATTCCCCGCATCCACACTCAAATATAAAATAAAATTAGGTGGACCTATCACATCATTAACCGCATCAAAGTTCCTTGTGTACGCCCAAAACCTGACGTTCGGGTACTCCCACGCTAAATTGCGTATAGCCTTAGCGAAATTACGGTTAGGTATATCCCCATCCCAAAACCATCTGAACACAGGCTCAACCTCACGTTTAGAGCATTCTTCTACAAACTCTTTCATCATCGGGCGCAGTTTCTCTTGCAACATCAACCAAGATTGCTTGTTCTGCTGGTACACATCCCAATTGTGCATCAATAGTTTGCGCACATTAGGGAAAAGTTTCTCCAATTTACCAGCGTAACAATTACTGAGACACCATTTAGTCGCACCTTTACAAGAATAATCCTTACCCGCAGGTAAACCGAAACTATTCTTAAGTGGCTTCATCCCATTCGGGGATTTGCCCTGCCTTCTGCCGTATGGTGCAACCTTACGGTCACTCGACGCTTTGAATATTGTCGTCATGTTCTTCCTTTTCATTATCATCTGATAATGCTAAGTCCAAGAAATACCCGAACTGTTCTATTGAAAGAGGAATTAATAGAGTTTCTTCATCATCCATTGTGTTCCTTCATTCTTTCTTCCTCCAGATGCACTCCGAGTTGATACTCAAACTGCTGTTTGTTATCAGGTTCCAACTCTGAAACCTGATCACGTAGATCCTGTAACTCACCCTCAAACTCAGCCTGAGCATGTGCAACATTCACACGTAGTTCACCAAACTCACGTACCCTGTCGGATAGTTGTTGTGCCACCAGCGTTTCAACCGAATCGAAACATCCTTGTATGTAGATGTCTTTCAACTTGGTTGTACGCTTCCATTCGCCCCTCATGCAGAAAGCCTGAGTGATAGGCACAGCAACTGCCACCCCTATAGCAATCCACAGGAATTTTTCAATAATTTCCATTATTAACTTTCCTTTCCATATTCTTCGATGCTTCTTATAACATCGCTTAGTATGCGTATTAAACGCAGGTTGATTTGTGCATCAATAACATCACGCAGGTCGTTAGCCCGCACATAGTTGTCCAGCATGTGATATCTCACAAACGAATAAGTATCCGTATCTGGTTCTATGTTGCGTATCTTTTCACGCAGTTCATCAACATCAGTTGATAAGTCATCGACTTCAACTTTCAGTTGATAATCATCCATCCGTTCATCCACATAAGCATGCAGAACAGTATCATCCACTAAGTTGTAACTTTGGCAGAGTTCCTCCGCTAAGGTTCCAACATCAATTTCCAAATTGACAGGTGCATACTGGTCAATTTCTATATTGACCTCACCATCTATTTCCATTATTTCTCAGCCTCCTGACTGTAATAAAGAGACATGGATTCATCCATCTCCCTGTCTTGCTCAGTTACAACGAGTCGATTCGTACACCAGCGTTTACTGCCATACGAGTCGCCACAATATTGACATTCAACATTGTCCCCGTCGTAACTGTTTGTCCAGCGATGCCCGAAATTTTCAGACACGCCGTTCAAATCTTTCAACATTCCCACTCACCTCCATGTTCATCTTCAACTGTTTGCACAGTGAATTCAATTAAATCAGTTGTATGCCTATCGAATATCTCCCAAGAAATAAAATCTTGAACATCCTCCAGTGGTGTCCCATCTGGAACCTCAAGTTCTATTTCTTGTTCCCATAGCCATTCACATAACGCTTTAACTTTCATATCCACCACTCTTCATCTGTGTCCAAGTCGTTGATATTCCAACATTCAAACTCCATGAAGTCAGCGTTAGCCTGATCAAAGTTCTCATCATGTGTGTTTGGATGAAACCCAAGTATGTTCTCCCTTACCTCATCAAGCGACATGTCGACAGGGACATCAAATATCTTGGAGTCCTCCCATCGCCAATACACATTGATTTCAACCCTTCTTTTGGTCGGGTCTTCATTATACGAATCTGCATCCTTGACCTCTACAAATTCTGGTGTTTCTTCTACTTTCATAATGACCACTCATTCCTTTCTTCATCTTCAACCCTGTACACATCAAACTCCACTAAACAGGCGCTTGTCGCATCAAAGTCGTTATCCCAAACAATCATGTCTCTCACTTCGCTGAGTTCCATGTCCGCAGGGACTTCCATTAGTTTGTTGTCTTCCCATCTCCAATACACGGAGACTTCAACAGTTTTAGTTTCTTTATTTTCAGCAACATGCTTTTGCACATTGCTGTCTTCATAAGTAGGCATCAGCCTTCTCCTTTCTATATTGTTAATATCGTGCAGGGTTTACATTTGTATCCCCGCACACTTTTCTCCCTAGCCTCTTGCTCGGCTTCAGGAGAAACCCAACCAACCTCGATGCCAAAAAGTTTGCCATCCCAAGGTTCCATAAACCCATCCTCGCCACAATCTCGGCAATAAACAGGTATAAGGTCTGTTTCAGTTTCCATTACTCACCTCCTTTACTATTTTGTAAGAAATAATGTCCACATCCCATCCCCACTCGATTGCTTCGGAAATAGTGTCATTCATGTCATATGGCGTGAAATCATCAGAGTGGTCGCTGTTAACCCACTCCAATAATTCGGGAACACGCCATCTCATAACATCTTCATCCGTAGTTACTTCAATCAAATAACCATCAGGTACATCTTTAAATAACATCACTCACCTCCCTTCAAATACTCTCCATCGACTATCAAATCATCGCCTTCTTCCCAATAGATTTCCTCGTAAGACTCATGGTCATACGACTCGATACCATAAAATGAACTTTCAAAAGACGCAGATGGGGACACCGAATAATAGTCTCTTTGAAGACGCAAATCCTCTGCCTCCACTTGTTCTTTTATGTAGTCCAATAGGTCTTCAGGTTTAACCGTGTAAGGTACATCGTACTCAGCATCAAAATTTCTACTTTCGGTAGTGCGTGTAGTGCCTTTCACTTTTACTGTGTAATGTTGTTCAGATGTCATAATCCATTGTCCCTTCTTTGATTGCACCATCACAATCTTCGCACTCGGTAGGAATTTCATCCATATACCAGTGGTACTTCCGTTCCCACCATCCGCAATCATCGTCTAGACATTCATAGACTTCCTCGTTTTCAGGCAAGTGGTTTAATACTTTTTCTGCATCCATAACGGTTACGTCAATGATTGTCTCGACATCAGGGTCTGTAATAAGCAACGTTTCCCAATCCCATTTGTTTGGGTCGCCCATCTCAGACTCAATGTTCAGCACTATTTTATATCTAGGCATTTAGCCCTCCTCTGTTAGTGATTCAACAGTCTGTGTCTTCATCCATGATTCAAAATCTCTCATTTTTTGTTTCACATCCTCACAATCACAGTTGTCTTCCAAGAGACGTATGACATCGTTGATGATTTGCTGGTTTGATTCGACCATTAACTCATCTGATGTGTATATCAATAACATTTTGTCAGTATGTTGTCGCCCTCGCCCTCCTCGAAGCGCAAGATTTGCCTGTTTGAGCCGTTCAATTTCCTCAGCCTGTTCCTTGACGACTCTCTCAAGGTACTGCTGGTCTGTTTCAATAGGCATTAGCCCTCCCATATTCCACTACCAATTAGTAGTTCACCTTCAGACCAAACCTCAATGTGAGGTGGCTTCCTCTTTTGTTTTTCAAGCCAGTCAGGGATACCATCAGACATCCCATCAATGACCTCAGCCAACACAGACACATCCGCCTCGCCATAAGCGACACGCCTAGCATCCTCTAGCAACCACAACAATTCGTCAATATATGTAACGTGTTGTGGCTCTCTCTCTATTTCTTCATTAGTAGGCATTTAGCCCTCCATTTCTTCTAAGTCTGCCCAGCACACATTGCACAGATGCCACCCAGCCTTATTACCTATCAACACCTCACGATTTGCGGGTGTCAAATCAGGAAACGCATTCTGAACATTGATTGTCGGAGTGCGATTACCATCATCATCTTCTTCTCCACTTTTCATCCATTCCTGCCAAGTTTTCAAGTCGACACTCACAGAACTTTGTTCGCCACACGTATTACACGTAGCAAACACTTCTACTAACCAATCGTTAGACCGATGATTTAATTGGGTATGCATTATTACTCACCTCCTCTCTCATATAGAAAATCAACCAAAGCACCATGACGCTTATTAACCTCAGACAACACAACAGTCATCTCAGTATGCAAATCAACAACAACACCCAAAGCATCATCAACCTCTTTCAAAAGAATAGCCAACTCTTTGTAGCCTCCCATCAGACACGCCTTTTCGGTGGAGTATAACGACCACCCTTCGCACGTTTCATGTTGTGAGGAACCTTACGTTTCCTACTCATTACTTGCCTCCCTTATCTCACGCTGAAGCAGAATCGGACACCTACGAATAACCTTCACCCGACCAGAACGCCCACCCTTTTTATCAGATGATAAACTAGGTTTCGCCACCTTAATGATAGGAACTCTGCGTTGCTCATCAAGTGTCGCAATATCCACATACTCCGCACCGTTCAACGTAATCAATCTATTATTATCCATACATATATACTAGCATACCGCACACTATCTGTCAACTAGCAAAATCGCACCCTCCAACAACCCATTATCAGATGATAAAAAAAACAACAAAAAAAATAGAAAAAGGGGACAGTTTCCTGTCCCCAATTTCCTATTGAACTGGCGTTTCCACCGACTCACTGACCGCCTGATTTATCTGATAAGTCTCAATAGCCTCAGCCAAATCACCTACCAATTTATCAAACCCAGCCTGACCAGTGATTTTAATATCACCACTCAAAGCCCTCAGAATAGTGTCGCCCGCCTTATGAACCTGTGCATCAGGTGTCTTAGGTTCTTTATTATCAGATGATAATTTTTGAGCCTTTTTAACCTGAGCAGACTCGCCCTTATCCAGCGTACCGCCAGTCGATTGAATAGCACCGAGTATGTGCGCAGTCTGACTATTACCAAAATCGTTCTTATACGATGTTGAAGCCATCTCACGTAATACCTCATTCATACGAGATACAAAATACTCACTATCAACATGACCGTCAATAGGCTTCGCACCTATCGCCCGAGTGAAAGCAGTAGACTGAGCCACTAGCCTTAGGTTAGACCACGAAACACGTACCGAGTCAAACATCCGATTAGCGATGCCATCGATAGCGTCCCGTACCTGAGCATTAGTTTTCAAATTATCAGATGATAACAAGAAAGCGATACCCTCGAATACAGTCGTCATTGGACTAAGTGTTGACGGTTGTGGCTCAAAATACTCAACAACAATCTGTTCAGCATCAGCGCCCACCGTAACCGTTTTACTCTTTCGAGAAAAACCTACCGTATCACCTACGAGATTAAAGAAAGCCTCTTTAGTCCATAGCCCTACATACTCCCCGACAAGAGCCACCAAAACTGCATGACACGTGCCTCGAAGAGCACCAACACGATAGACATCCGTCCAAAAAGAGACAGTCGACTTATCGTCAATGGTCGTTATTGCGTTACTCATAATGAGTCTCCTAAAGAATAGGCAACCGTTCAGAGTCCCAGCGTAGACACGAGGCATGGAAAATAGAGTCCATGACATCGCACTACGTCATATTTCATTACAGCGACCCTCTACAGTCGCCAGTTCTATAAGTTCAGTTATCAGATGATAACTAAGATAAATATGTATTTCATATCTATCTACAAATATAACAATAACACAAGTAGCAATCCCGAGTCAAATTGTGCTCATAATTAAAACAGATAGTTTTGTAGCCACCTATCTCTAAAACAGATGGCGAAACTACAACAATGTAATTAAACGCTTTCATACTTATGCAGACGTTCGCATAAATATGCAGACAAGTTACACCCTTGAAATTACACGAATGTAATTACACAAATGTAATTACACCAGTGTAGCCCCCCCTGCACACCCCCCCACCCCACCATCCACGCTTATA